GGAATAACCGCCAGAAGAGCCGCCCGATGCGGTATATATACCGGTGGCTGACCCAACAACGCCGCCGCCGCCGCCACCGCCGCCGACGCATTCAATCAAGCAATAGAGCATCCCGGCAGAGGGCGTATATGTACCGCTCGCTGTGAACTTTTGGATTTTTACAGAAGTGACTCGATTGCCTTGAAGTGCAGATATTGCCGCAGCATTCGCTGCAACACTTGTATTCGTACTATCCGCCTGCGCCCCAACCGCTTGCAGCGACATGATGACCTTTGAAAGGTCTTTCTCTTGCGTGCCGGGAAGATAAACGCTCATCAGAACAACGTAGGTGCTATTTCGCCAGTTCCGGTTAGCCTGTTCGCCAATCCCTTCAACTGCTCGAACGCCTCTGTCGTCTGCGCAGCCTGGATCTGAGCAAGATCAGTGTCGCGCAGGATGTTCAGAGCCAGCTCGTACTTTGCGCGCGAGCGGATCAGCTTCTCCGCGTCGTTCATCCATGGATTGGACGTGTCGTTATCATCAGTCGGAGCTGCGTAAGTCACCCTCCCCGCGACGCGCATCGTGAACACGCCAGACGGGACCGGCCCGAGCCTGATCTGCTTGTTGTACCAAGCGAAGTTATAGGGCTGCCCCGTTACCAAGCCGTTGTTGTTGAGGATTTCAACTTCAAACGGAGTGCGCCGCTTCACCGGCCACGGAATTGCGCCAAGGTACAAGATCAGGTAGTCGAACGAGAACATCGTGGGGATTGCGGCGTTATCCGCAGTCCCATAGAACTCCTGACCCGCGACCGTATTGAACGTAATGTCACGGCTCTCGTTGAAGGCAAATCGCTCGTTCTGATAGAAGCCGATAGCATCGTTGATGGCGTTGGCGATCTGTGTGGTCAGATCGCCACGCGCCAATTCATCAGCGATACGACTCTTCATCGTCGCGAGCGAGTTTGCCACTGGCTTAGCGCCTTACGCGTAAATCGTGTAGGCGTAAGAGCCGGGCGTTACGTTCGTAAAGCGGCAGGTAATGTATTTTGACGAGGCAAAAGGAATTTTCTGGGCACCAGTATTCTGATTTGCATCAAATGACACGCCGGACGTTGCGACCAGCGTAACGGTGCCTGAAGTAAGTGACCCATTAACGATCAGACATTCGATGCAATCACCAATACGCACTCCACCAGGCACTGCGGCAGCAAGAGCAGCAGCGGTCGGAAGATTGATGTTTAGGTTTCCAGTTGCGCCGGGGTCCTGAACGATAAGGCCGCCAATAACATCATTCACCGTGAATGCGGTGTTTGAGCTGCCGTAAGACGCCGGAGTCGGCATGTTGTATACAATTGGATTGCCAACCTTGATCGCCTGATCTTGGCCGGAAGAATCGACACCTGTAACTGCCATGTGGGCCTCTTATGATGGGCCGAAGGCCCTATGGATTGGGGAAAGAAAAAGGCGGGGCACAAAGCCCCGCCAGTGAAGTGGTTAGTTGGTCCAACCGCCTTCGAACTCGATCACGATAACCGCCTGACCTGTCGTCGCCGCCGTGCCGGTCTGCGCATACTTCGCGAGGATCTGCACGTCGCCAGCCGCAGCGACCTTGCGGCCCATTGTCGTGTTGCCGCTAGCGGGCCAATAGACGCCGGGAGTGCCACCGGTCACAACACCGGAAGCGACAACATCGGCAACGCTGCCCGCAACCGTGCCAACCGTGATGACGTTAGTGGTGCCAGCGTTGAACGCTGTCACAACCTCGACAAACGCGCCAGTGATGAACGCGCCCTGCGGCAGGTAGTTTGCGAACGCGATACCGGTCGAAACACCGACATCGTTGTAGTTGATCGTCAGCCTCAGCGTATTGGTTACGTTGCGCGGATCCCGACGAGCGGAAGTGCCAGCAGTGTTAGTAGCCATTGCTAATTCCTCCTCTCGTTAGGTGTGAGCCGCGGCATACGTCGAACCGACGATCGTGCCGTAGTCCACAGAGTTGAACTGAGTCTTCTTGAGACCCCACAGAGCCCAAGCAGAAACCTCAAGGCGGCGCTTATGGTCAAACAACTCCTCATTCCATCGGTACTTCGACGGAGAGTTCTTCTGACCATAACCAATCGTTGCAGCCTGAGCGCCACAGAGAACTGCACGACGCACAGTCGTAATCGCCGCACCCGTCGAGCTATTCACGCCCTGGGTTACGTCGATTGCCGACTTGAGGATCATGCCATTGTATTCCCCGAGACTCCCGAGGTATATCGGGCTACCGGTGACCTGACCGCCCTGCATCGCAGCCTTCTGGATGTCGAGCCACTGACCGGTAGAAGTTGAAGTACGCAGATCCGTCACCTGGAATGGATGAAGAAAAACCGCGTATTTTCCCTCTTGTACGCTCGTCTCGAAGTCGCCGATGTCGTCGCCCGGCTTCTTGACGCTGATCGGACGAATGAGAGGAGAGGCGTTGATCGCCATTTCCTTCATCTTGTCCAGCATCGTCAGCGAGAACGTGTTGGTCGAAGTGAGCGACTCGTCAGCAGTCAACGAGCCCTGCCAAATCTGGCGACCAGACGACGGAGCAACCACGGCCTGAAGACCAGTGTACTTGCTGCCGTAGGGCGCCGCATTGGCGGGGGTATAGCCGCAGAGCTGATTCATCAGACTTACGGAAAGCCGCTTCTGCCACCAACCGGCCAAACCAGCGCGAGCTTCCTCACGCATGTTGAACGGGACGCGCTGAGCGTCGATCGTGTCGTCAGACTTGACGCCCACGACGTGGCCAAGCTCATTGATCGTGAGCTTGTCCGAGTACAAAGTCAGGCTTTCGCCGTTGCCTTCTGAAAGTTCGTTTTCAGTGAAGCCATTGCCGGAAAGCTGGATGCGGATGCCGAAGGTGATCTGGTCACCCTTGCCTTTTTCCGCTTCCGTCTTGCGGTGAATGACAGCGCCCGCGTCGTCGCCAATGAATGCGCCAATATCGGTCGCCTTCACAGCTTCAACGGAGAGCTTCTTCGACCACAGCTTAACGGCCATGGCGTCATTAAGTCCAAATGACGTATCCATGGTGGAGTTTATCCGTGCTGATAGGATGGAGGATGTTTGGTGTGATGCGCGGGATCACGTTCAGCGCGGACGAGGGCTGTGCTATGGGCCGTACAGCTAGCCGATCCTCTGACGGGAGAATCTCCGGAGATAATTTGAGCAGTTGCAAGCAAATCCCTATGACGGAGGATTAGACCGAGTGCTTGCTAGCCGCCCATAAGCTGCTTGACGACGGCGGGATTCTTGCGTGCGTAACGCTCGAATTCCTCATCGCTCATCGCGGCAAGCGCTTGAACAGTCATTGGCGCCGGGGCAGAACCGCCGGAGCCAGAAAGGGTCTTGGATGCAGCCTGCGCTTTCTGCAGACGTTCGATTTCGGCAGTGACGCTGGGCTGCTGGGCGGCAGGAGCTGGAGCGGGAGCCGCAGGAGCGGCAGCCGAAGTTGCGTACCCCAACGTCTTTGCAATTGAGTAGACGACTTCTGCCGGCGATTTGCCCGACTTCAGCGTTTGCGTAACAAGATCACGCTCCTCATTGAGTCGAATCTGCTCCCGCTGCTTGGGATCAGTATATCCCGCGTTCTCGAGCATCATATCGCGGACTTTGTTCAGGTGATTGTACGCCTGGGCAAAATCCGGATTGGCTTGAGCAAACCGAGTGGCGTCCTGCTGATAGGCGGAACGAAGATTGCTTTCGTCTCGGTCGCTCTGTATCGTCTGGCTAGTCTGGCCAACCCGATCGGCAAGCTCGTTGAAGCGGCGCTCTTGCTCCTCGTCCCGCCACTTGAGATACCCGAAAATATCTTCTTCCGGATTCGGAGGTGCCTGACGCTGGGCAGTAGGTTCAGCAGCCGGCGCAATCACCTCGTTGAACAGCTTCAGACGCTCATCGATGCGAGCGCGCATCTCCCGCTCTTTGGCAAGCTCGTCCTGCCATGACTTGGAGTTGCCCTCCAATGCCTCAAGACGCTTTTGCAGTTCATCCCGTTCTTTCTTGGTCGTCTTGTATTTCTCGGAAACGACGCGAAAGTTCTGCTCGGGAATGAGCTTGTGTGTCTTGGCCCGGTTGTCCTTGACGACCTTTTCGAGGTCTTCAAAGGGATCTGCGTTCGGGTCAGGCGGTGCTGGCGCGGGAGCAGCAGGCTGCGGCTCGGGAGTTGCAGATTCCGGCGTAGCAACCGGCTCGTCGTCAGGTTCGTTATTCAGCAAGCCTTCCGTAACCTTGCCACCGGATTCGAAATAGGCACGTTCCGCAGCGGTAAAACCGTCGCGGTCAAGTTCTTGGGTGGTGGACATTTATCCTCGTTGACGTTGAGAGCGCGTTTTTACGCGCGACGATGGACCGAATAACGCCTCGGTCAGCGATTCTGGGTCGGGGCGCCGCACTTGTCGGACCAGCGCACTGCGTAATCCATGTAATCGGCAGTAGTCTGCGCCAGGTCGCTGAAATAAAGCGGTTGAGCCAAAGCAGCGGGCGGCGCGTCGAGTGCATAGAAATGCGTCGCGCGAAAATAGTCTCTGAACGAAACACGCGGGCGGGCGCAGTCAAGCTGCACGATAAGGGTCAGGACCTCGAGCATGGCTATTGCAGGCTCGTTGCTACTTGCGACGGCGGGGCGTGTTCGATCGGCTGCAACGCCGCAATCAGCGCTTCAATCGTCCGCGCATGTGCGTCAGACCGCGCCTTATGCGCCCCCGCTTCAGTTGCTCCAACTTGAGCGCGCGTTTGCGAAGCCTTCGCCCGCTCCGTATCGAT